AAACTTTTTAAGTTTAACTATATTTTTACTTTTTGGTTTATATATCACAATACCCATCCGTTAAATACTCCATCACTATCAGGGTATACATCACCACCTGTATTTTGACTATATTCAGGAAATAAATTACTATTTGCTCCCATATAATCTAAAAATCTATTTGTATAGTACTCTGCTGTATTTCTCGCTTTCTGTACTAAAAAATCAACCTCTGTTTTACTTACTGTTTCAGCATTTTCGCTTGTATGCTTGTAAATTCCCCCTTGCTTTATTTGATAAGCAGCATAAGGGATAAACTCAGCTTGAGCATACCATATTAACATTGGTTGTACATATTCGTTTACTAATGTTAAATAGTTTCCTGCTAAACCTGCACCAGAAATATCACTAGCTATTTTATCATATAACTTAGTTCCTAAGTAATTTTGTATTTCTATCTCTTGCGCTACCTTCACAAATTGTATAAAAGAATCAGTAGGGGTATTACCATCAATGATAGAGTTTTTTACTAAGTCCGTTCTTGTTATAAATAATACTGTTGCCATAATTAATATTTAAAACCCATTTTATTCCAATATGCAGCAGTATACCCCTCATACTTCATATCGTGAGGTGCTACTGATACTCTTTGTGCGTTTTTTCTTCCTTTTTGTTTGAAGCCTCTACTTCTAGCCTCTTTAGTTGATATGTTTTCGCCTAAGCCTCTCGCTCCGTCTTTTCTCATATATGTTTTACGAAACCATCTGTGCTTACATCTTGCTCCACCTTTCCAAAGCCATATAGAGTATTTATTTGATCCTCCTACTCCAAAACCTGCATTAACAACTTTATCTGTCATAGCTATTATATCCTCTTTACGATATACTTTTTTAGCTGAAACCATTTTTCTGCAAAACTCTCTTGAACTTGCTTGAGTTCTTAAAGGGTTATACATATATCTAACCAAAAATTCTTTGTCTTTGTATTTTGTTTGTTTAGATGTTCCGTCTTGTTCGCTATCTCTGTATGGTGTTGCTTTACCTGTATTTGCTAACTCTGTTTTATTACCTAAGTCAATAACCTCATCTAATTCATCATCAAACTCATAATTTACTTCTCTCTCATCTACAACATCAAATTCTTTTAAAAGTTCTTCTTCTGTTTCTCCTAATTCTATAAGAGCATCAGCAACTTCAGTATCTATATACTTTTCAGCATCAGATGCAAGATTTGTAATTTGTGAATGATCTTTGCAAGGCATAAACCAAGTCATATCTTCTTCTTTGTGTTCGTGATACCCCTCGCATCCTAGTTCTTTAGCTTTTTCAATAGCTTCTTCTTTAGTAGAATAAACTTCTTGTCCGTCTATCTTTTTTAATTTAACTCCTGTTTCTTCTTCTCTTGTTTCTTGATCTGTTACATTAGTTAAGTCTGTAAATTCAAGCGGCTGAAGCGTTTTAAAATATAAATGCAGCGAAATATTGTTATAAGCAAGGATTTGATCAAAGGCATTAATTAAAAGTGTCTGAAAAGGGCGTATTACCATATTATCCATTAAGATACTAGCTGTCTTTAATTCGTCTGCATTACTACCAAAACCTGTATTGTCTTTTACTCCTAATAACATAGGAGAAACAACTCTATGAGCAACCATAATCTTTTTTGAACTTTCATCACTTAAGAACTGATATTGATTGTGAGCGTCACTTAATTGAATAGGATCAATAGTTGCAGCAGTACTAGGATCATCATTAAACGATAAAATCATCTTGCCACTATTGCTACTTCCCGAAAATTTTTGGTATATTCTTTGCTCTATCATCTCTCTCTCTGCTGGAGATGGAGTTCCATTATTCATATTGATTAACATACTAGGTGCTAATCCATTAAGAATGTTGTTTAGATGATAATTAGATATTTCTTGTTCTAGTTCTGCGTATTGTGTTCCCCCCTCGTAGTCTGGCGGACTATAATACTTGTAACCTGATCTGTAAGGTTTAACATAAAGGATTTCTAAACCCTCGTTAGACATTCCAAAAGCTGGTATTCTAGTTAGTTTACTACTTCTTTTGTATTTACTCCAATCATTAAAATAAAAGTATGCTGGTACTTCTCCTTTGTCGTTGCATTTCTCGGCTCTTAGTGTTTCAACAGGTATATGTTCTAGCGTTACAATTCTTGTTCTATCTTTAGAATAAATTACTTGTATCGCACATTGTCCCATTAATTTTAAGTCAGAGCATAATCTTCTTACTACTTGATCTTTAAATAAAGAAATCATCATAGCGTATTGCTCTGGACGTCTATGTGAATCAGTAGCATCTAAGCCTTTACCGTAAATCATTTCTGAAATACCATTAATAATAGCCATATTAGTTGGAGAGCCATTATATCTATCTATTAAGTATTGAAAATAGTTATTGTCTGAGCCAAATTCTACCCAGTCTGTACCTGCTTTCTCTTTTACTTGTGGAGAAGTATAGGTACTTAAATTAACAATGCTTAATTGTGTCTTATTTTTCATATTATAATATAATCATTATCATAAGCATCTGTACCTGTTGGAACTGTATAAGCACCCTCATTAACAGAATAATAATCGTTGTTAGTTTGATTAATAGTCTGATCAGTACAGAAAATTGTGTCTTTATAAATTACACTTGTTCCCTCTTTAACATTAACATCGTAAAACCTACCCTCTACTAATACAGGGCTAAATGTAATGCCTACTTGTAAATAGTTTTTATCTGTTGTTGTTGATATTGTTGAATATGTTGTTGAGGTGTTTGTTGAATCGTCTCTTACTACTACGTTAACTGTAGATGCATAATTTCTAGGAATTATATTTATCGTTTGCTTAGTTGCTGCAGTCGTCAAGTGTATCATACTTATATAACGTACAAAGTTTAAATTTTGTACATAAAAAAAGAGGGTAATTAAACCCCCTTTCTCCTAAACAAAAAATTTACTCTATTATGAAAACTTATAAAGTTTAAACAAAGATATAAAAAAAAGGGATATGATTTACATACCCCTTGATTTTTTTTGATAACAAAGTTAAACCCTATTAGTTAGGAGTTATTTGCGCACCTTGAGTAGCACCTGTTACAACTGTTGAAATTGTAAAGTCTGGCGCAGCTATTTCCTGTGCAGTAAACGTCAATGAGTAACCATTTAAGTCTCCCATTGCTGCTCCATTAGAAAAAGTTCCAGTCGTTAATTCACAACCATTAACTTTACCCATTAAATAGTAAGAACTACCTGCCTCACCACTATAAGCCTCAACCCAAATATGTGGACGAGCAATTGCAAGAAGTCTTATTTCTTCCTGAGTGTGTCTGTCTTGGAATGTAAAGTTTAAAGTTAATGTACTTTCATAAAATGTAGTACCATTTTCTCTAGAACTTGTTACAGTAGTTTCCATTGTTGAATTACCTTTGAGATCAAACTGATATAAAGTAGGGCTACCTGCAATAGATGCTATTTCAAAATCTGTAATAGTAATTGCTCCTAAAGTTCCGAAATCTGCAAAGTAAACTGACTTTAAGCCACCTACTCCTGATTTACAGGGTACCTTTCTACCTTTTGTTAATAAACAAGCCATATTATATAGTTATTATAAAAAGGGTGGAATTAACCACCCCTCTTAGATTAGTTATTATGAATAGTAAACAATATCTGCACCTATTCCGATTTGACATCCTGCAGTATATCTCATTATTACTCTCACATTTTGAGATCCGTCTTTGTCAGCCATATCAATAAATCTTACTTCATTAATATCTGAAGTTAAACCTGTTCCAAAGAATAAGTTAGACTTATAAGTAAGAATCATTTTGTTATTACCCATTCCGTTACAAACAAATACTGGAATACCCTCAAAAGTTAATTGCGCTCCGTTAGAAAACCAAGAAGTACCTTGATTATTGATACCAGCAGCACCTAAACCAGCAGTTCCAAAACCACCTAATGCTCTAATGTATGCTCTAGCTACATTTGTTGAAACATAAAGAGTTAAATCTGATTTCTGTAATGTTGCTTTATTAGCAGCATCTACAACAGCCCCCATTTGTGCAATTACATTTGCAGAATCAACTGCTACTGCTGCAACATCAACTACTGTTGCATCTGCATAAGCAAGAGCCTGAAAACCATCAAAGTCATCAGCACCTGCAGCACCTGCCCAGATTGAAGTTTCTAAAGCATCAGCTACTTGAGCAGCAACTCTTGAAATTACATACTCCTCGAAAGAAGCAGGAATATCAGCATAAGCTGAGAATCCCATCTCAATAGCTTGCCATTCGTCTCTCAATTCTTTTTTACAAAGTTGAGCGTTAGCTTGCAATTCTTTTGTTTCTAATACTTTTTCAGTTAGAGTAAGTGTAGTCGTTGTTGCATCAAAATCACACGATGCACCTTTTACTACATTTGCCCAAGCACCTACCTGTAATACAGATTTGTACTTTACGTTAGGCATTATTGTTACCGCACCAGCATCTAAAGTTGATGCACTAAGCAACGCTGCCCCTAAGATTTTACCACTAAACTCACCAGCGTAAGTTCCAGCAGTATAAGTTGGATTTGCCATTTTTAATTATTTTTAATTATTATACATTTTACTTAATACACGATCCAAAGATGTCTG